TAAGCCACCTGTCTATGTAAGCGTCCGGCATCCGGCGCAGGATGCGCGAGGCGTGGGGGCGGTCTATGCCGCAAGCCTGCGTGATCTGGCTGATGGTCATACCGTCTTCCGCCTGGCGCAGGATGCTTCGCAACTGCGCAATTCGGCCGCCTCGCTTCATCATGCTTTGCTGTAGATGGTGAAGCGCCGCACGTCCATGATGCGCTGCGCGTGGCTGGCTTTGCTGATGCCTGGGATGTGGGCGATATCGCGTCCAGCCTGACGCTCGCGCTCCACGACTGCCGATTGCTTCGCAGACAGCAAAGAATACTGGTTTACCTTGGCCTCGATGAATATGCTGGGCCGAGGGTTCTTGTGCCAAAGGAATGGCGATTCGGGGTGGCAGTTGCAGGTCATTTGATGAACTCGATGATTAGCCAGGGGATTGACAGAGCCACGACGACGAGGCTCCAGAACTTAAGGTTTTGACGCAGCTCGTCGTCCAGGATGATTGGCACCAGCGCCAGCATGGAGACGAAGAGGATCAGGAGAGCGAAGGCGAGGGTCATGATTGGCTCCTTGCGCGGATGGCGGCGGCTTTCCGACCTCTTGCCACATCAAGAATGTCAGCGCAAGCTCTGCACCGCCTATGGCCTTGAGTTGTGATGCGGGTGTTATCTGGTGTGAACTCGTGCCCTCGATGGCAATGCGTCATCCTTGATTTTCCAATCGTACAAATACGTTTTTTCTTTGCGGCGTCTTGCATGTTGTCCGTTCTGTCGCCAAGAAATAGGTGGTCTGGGTTGACGCAGATTCTGTTGTCACATTTGTGCAAAACCCAAAGACCGCTTGGTATCGGACCGTGCTTAAGTTCCCAAGAAAACCTGTGTGCGCCATGGCACTTGCGGCCTTGCTCAATCAAGTGCGTGAAGAATGCTCCGTAACCATTCCCACGAATGGAGCTTTTCCATTCCCAGCAATCATTTGCCGCTGTCTTGTCAACCTTTTCCCAAAACCGCTGTGCAATCGGCTTCATGGCTCTTTGCTTTTTCATCGCAAACCCCTTTGTATTCGCACATTCTACAGCGCTCTGCTGCGGGTTTCAATCTCTCGCGCTCTGCTGCGGCGACAAGGGCGGCGAATCGTTCAATTTCCTCTGTAAAGCACACCCAATCATCACCAGCGATTTGCTCAAACCGAGCCTCCCGCGCCATGCGAATAACGTCGTCGCGGGTCATGCTTCCCCCTTCGCTGCGGCGATGGCGGCGTCGATGAATGCAAGGTTGTCCGGGTGGCCCACCATGTCACGCACACAGCACAGCGCCTCCAGCAGTTGCGCGTTGATAGTGGTTAAGCGACGCAGTTTCAGAAGCTCTATCTCTCTTGCAAGAACTCGCTCACGCGCTTCGTACTCAAGAACGGCGGCCCTAGATTCAAACAACTTAGTCATACTTACCCTTTGAAGCAGCAATCGCGTCGATGGTCTTTTGAATTGGTCGCGTCTGCTCTTGGTGGTACTCCAGCGCCTCCAGCAGTTGCGCGTTCACGCTGTGTAGGCGGCGCAGTTCGGCGGCGGCTTCTAGGTTGTCCCAGGGGCCAGCGTGGGGGCTGATCAGCGCATCAGCCAGCCGCAGGGCAGTCGGTTGTTCACTCATACTTGCCCCTTCAGTATCCAGCCCATGAGTAGGCCGAGCAGATACGCGCCGAGTGGCGTGTACGCCCACTTGGGTAGCGTCTTCATTCCCCACCCCCGATCCCTTTTCCAATCTCAGCAGCCGCCCTCACGATCGCTCGGCGGGTTGCGGCGTAGGGGTCTGCGTGGTTTTCCCATACTTCAATCATGTCGTTGCTCTTGTCCGAAAAGTCCGGACTGTCGTAGCAAAAAACGCCTGAGTAATTGTGTTGGATAGTCAGACGCAACTCCACCGCCAGCCGCAGCGCCTCGCCGTCGTCGGTGAGGGGGTTCCATTCATGTGTTGCCACCTTGGTTTTGAGCACGAAACAAGTCCTGCCGTTCCACCAAACCTCAATCCCCGCCGCCTTCGCAGCCAGCTCCAGGAGTTCGCGGTCAGTGGTCATTTCCAAGCCTCCGCAGAAAGATACAAAGGCCAGAAGGCGGCGCAAACAAATGCTTCGACAGTCTTCTCACCGGCGTACTTTGCCTTAGATGTGTTAAATGCGTGACCGTAGGTTCCAAGGAATCCGGCGATGTAAATCACAGCAGCCGCGATTAGTGTTTTCATCCCCCACCCCCGATCCCATGTGCGCGCTCGATGGCGCGGGCGAAGGCGTGCTGCTGAGTGGTTGCGGTTCGCTCTGCCTCAGCGGTTGCAGACCAAGACCACAGATCGCACACTTGCTCATCCGTCAGCGGCTGGCGCTGGGGCGGGGCAACTTTGCTGCATGGTCGGCCAGCATCATCTACATACAAATTTGCGCCGCAGGTACATACCCACGCCACCGGCTCCTGCCGCTCGGCCTGCGTAACCGACCCAATCCCAACATTCCCCGTCACGGGGTCAATCCGCAGGCGATCACTGTTAAGCAGCGCCGCCTTGTCCGCGTAAGGCCGCTCGGCCTGCTCAATGGCGAGGTCCAGAGCATCGTAAGCCGTACACAGCGGGCACTCGCAGTTTGTCTCGCTCTCGGGTGGGATAAAGTCCAGCGCCCACTCAATTGCCTCCAGCGCCTGCTTCATCACGTCGATGCTCATAGCGTCTTTCCTCCCGGCGTAGCGGCGCACGGCCAGACGCTCTTGAGCACATGGGAGATGATCTGGTTGGCAGGCAGGTGCCGAATCGCCGGGGTGTTCTCCAGATAGTTCTTCACCATGTCGGTCAACTGCCCCACCGTCACGTTTTGAGGCGGGCAGTTGGTGATGCCGTAAAGCGCATCGGCCACCCCCGTGACATACCCAATTGCAATAGCGGGCAGCACGTTCGTTCCGCTGTTGTCCTTCATCTCCGACAGCAGACGGTTACCGTCCTTGTAGTAGGCCTGCGCGGAGCCGACGGCCAGGGCGGCGCATAAGAGCACGGCAGCTCTCATTTGGTCCCCGCAATCTGATCCATCTCTAGCTGCTTGATCCGCTCCCGGAGCGCCTCTATCTCGCGGCCCCAATAAGAGCGCGCGGTGCGCTCGCCAGCCACCCAGCCGGCCATGGCGCCTTTGGTCGCGGCCTGCTTGATTACACGCGCCACGTCCTCTGATGTGAGCATCCCAACGGCGTTGGCCGGCGGTGCCATCTCCGCCATGATCTTGTCGATCTCGGTGTTCAGTTTGTCGTGCATCATTTGCTCCTTTCTTTGAGCATGGCGTCGGCCACGATGTAAGCCGCCTGAGCAATCTGCTGGGCGTTCGTGTTGTTGTTTGAGGTAAGCCCCTGCATCGCCTTGGCCGCGAAGTAGTCGCGCAGGGTCATGCCTGTTGCGTTGACCGCTTGAAATAGTTGGCCCTGACGTTGGTCAAGACCAGACACGGGAAACGCCGGGCCGCCGTTCATAGCCACCCCGCCATGATCGCGATCAGAAGACCGAAGAGAATCACGCCGCAAAGCGCGGTGATGAACTTGTCCGCAAAGGACATGGGCGTGTACGGCTCATGGATGCCGCCACGGGCATAGGGGCCGAAGGCCTGCTCCAGAGTGCGGGGGTAGCGTTTGGTGGTGTGGTTCATTGTGTTCTCCTAGTTTGCCTTGAGGGCGGCGGTGTATTGGTCGAGGGTCATGGCGTTGTCGTTGATGCCCGGTGGTTGTTAGGCAATATCCAACTGAATCCGGGCCATTGAGGCCCAGTGGGCGGCGGCCTCCTGGTATTCGCGGGCCATGTGCTGGTGGTGAGCGGCCTCCTGGCTCATCCAGAACTGAGCGAGTGCGGCGAGGGCGGCGGCGGCCTCTTGATATTGAAGTGCTTTGGCGTAGTTCATGTCGTTGCTCCGTTTGCGTTGTTGATGAATGAATTATGCGCTTTTTGCCGAACTTGTCAACTACCCTACAAATCAGTCAACTATTACCCGTTTAGAATCAGCTCCGGGCGTGGTTTCTCTCAGTTCTCCGCGCCCCGCTGCGGCGTCTCCCCGCAGTTGCCATCTTCGGGGCGGGGGTCACACCTCGCCCCTCTTTTTGACCGCTTAGTCATCAACAGCTTAGAATTTTAGACATGACTACAGCGGCGCAACAAGCAATTTCTGACATCAAGGGCAAGGCCGAATCGGCAGGGTTTCGCATGAGCGACGTCTGCCGCGTCGCGGAGATCGACCAGGCGCAGGTCAGCCGCTGGGCTAGCGGTGTCACGGAGCCCCTATACGGGTCCGTAAAGCGCCTAGAGCAGTCGGTTGATGCCCTCATAGCCGCGCGCCTTAAAACGCTGTCTGAGGCCGTGGATTCGGCTGGCGCCAAGGCGTGAGAGTCCTGGGCATTGACGTCGGCCTAAACGGCGCCATCGCGCTCATCGAGTCCGGCAAGCTGCTGGAGGTCCACGATATGCCTACAGTGACGCTAGAGCGCAACAACAAGACAAAGCGCATGGTCAATGCGCAGGCTTTATGCGCAGTCATTCGCGGCGCCAAGGCGGATGTCGCCTACCTCGAGCGCCTAAACGCCATGCCAGGCCAGGGCGTTACGTCGATGTTCTCAATGGGTCAGAGCTTAGGTGTAGTCCTTGGGATACTGGCCGCCTTTGAAATCCCCACCACGACGATCCCGCCGCGCACCTGGCAGAAGGCTTTGGACGTGCCCCAGGGAAAGGATGGCTCTCGCTACCGCGCTGCCCAGCTGTTCCCTGAGCGGGCCGATATGTTCTCTCGCGTGAAGGACGACGGGCGCTCCGACGCCACCCTGATCGCCGCTTATGGTGCAAAGCAGCAATGAACACGAACCACTGGGAAAGTCTCGACCCGTTCCCGCACCTGGTGCTAGACAATTTCCTAGACCCTGATCTAGCTCGGCAGCTAGCCGGTGATTTCCCTGATTACGCCAGCCCCTGGTGGCATACCTACGAAAACGCCATCGAGGTAAAGAAGACCTGCAACAACTGGCACGCCTTCACGCCAGCGCTCTACAAGTTCTTTTCCGATATCAATTCGCCCGAGTGCTATCAGATCTTTGAGCGCCTCACGCACTGCACGCTCTACCCCGATCACGGCCTTCACGGCGGCGGGCTGCACATCCACGGCGCTGGCGGCAAGCTAAACACGCACTTGGACTACAGCATCCACCCTAAGCTCGGCCTCGAGCGCCGGCTGAACTTGATCATTTACCTCAATCCTGATTGGGATCAGACGTGGGGTGGCGCATTGGGCCTGTGGACCGACGATGGCGGCAAGCCTGGCAAGCTGGTTAAGTCCATCGCGCCGATCTTTAACCGCGCCGTGATCTTCGACACCACGAATGCGTGGCATGGGCTGCCCGAGCCGATCACCTGCCCGCCGGGGCAGTACCGCAAGTCTCTGGCGGTGTACTACCTATGCGAGCCCCGCGTGGGCGCGGTGGAGAGAAATCGTGCTCTGTTCGCGCCGACCGCTGAGCAGGCCGGGGACCGCGAGGTGCTGGAGTTTATTGAGCGTCGGTCGCGTTAGGACCTACTCTTAATCACCTCCAGCCACAGCAGGCCAATATTGGCCCAGGCGTAGCCGGAATAAACGATCCCCATCGACCAGTCGCCGCGGAAAAGGTAGACCGCCATTGCGGCGGCGTAGCACAGCGTCGGCACCAGCACAAACCAGAAGGCGATGCTCACAGCTTGCTCACGTCGATGACCTGGCCGCGAAACTGGATGACGTCAGGCGCCATTGCGTGGACCAGCTCCGGCCAGAGCAGTCGGCCGTTATGGAACGTAAGGACGGCAAAGCCTGAGCGCCAGTTCGTCGGATTGTCCTCAAGGTAATCCACAAACTGCGGGCCGGCGGGCTCGGCCAGCGTTCCAGTGTCCACGCCAAAACGCTCACCGTTGTAGTCAGAATACGGGGTTACCTTTAGCGAATGAAGGTGACCCGTCACAATCGTTTTCCCAGAGTTGACGGTGTTGTTGTGAGTGGCGTGAACTCCGCCCTTCATGCGGTGTTTAACCACCACATTTTCCGTCGGCCAGCAGGACCAGCAGGGAATCCACGCCGGAAAATGATCCTTCAATTTGAACCCTCCAACGTGCATGAACTCTGGCACGGTGTTCGCCAAGCGGTTCTCGAAACGCGCATCATGGTTTCCCAACGCCCAAATGAGTTTCGCGTTGTGGCGAGCCTTTTTCGTTGCCTCTTCGATCTCGCCAAGGTAAGCGTCGCACGCTTTGAGTTCCTCAATTACGGACGGCTTAGAG